CTTTACTGCCTATCACGTTAAACGTGACAATTACGGCAGATCGTGCGTTCACAGCTGCGGAAATTCAAACCGAACTGAATATTTTGATCGATGCGTGTCAGGAGGCCAACTTTGTTACAGGAATGTTGTCGGGCAAGCTTTAATTACAGCTTGCTTACAATTATCCAGGTAATTGAGTGCCTCTTGACATTCCTTACTACCGTGTTGACTGTTTTACGGCAATTCGCCGTGTAGACAGAGACTCGTGGTTGGAAGGTCTTGCATTTAATGCTAAACCGTAACAGCCAGAGTAAACTTGATAACGGTAAACAGTCCTCTTCTTATAAAGATTTCTTGAAGTCTCATGATGTTATTGAGACCTATCTTTGTAAGATTTTAGAAGACTGTTTCAACATGAACCCTCAGTATAAGGAAACTGACTATCTGCGCGACAAAAATACTATACAGCGCAGATTTTTCCATGAAGGTCTTAGTTTTGCAACTAAGACATTACCTAGCCTATGGGATAGCTTATTATGCTACCTTGAGACAGGTAATTCGGTTTACCCTAGCTTTAAAATTGCTAAGGGAGAATCTTACCCCGTATTCCTACGGCAGCTGATTCGTCCGATATACATGGATCCTGATAATGAGCATACGGTTACTTGCATAAAGTGTGTTTTTCAACTTTGTGTAGCCTTCAAAAAATTGAAGGGTCCGTATAAACAGGACGTACTCATCAAACAGTTAGATGATTTTCTGGCGACAGATGGCAATCTGAATGATAGCCAACCTATGGATCTTACTGATCCTATAATTCGTAAAGCAAGGAGTATAATTAGGCAAGTGTGTGAAAACCTTGACCCTTTTGATCCTGTCCAAGCTGGAGATTTTCTTCCGAGACCTGGGCCTGGTGCAACGAATACGCCAACAGAAAAACATGAGAGATATCGACCTCACATGTTGTACGACCAATTAGAGGATGTTTTTTCCCAATGATGATTGGTACTCCCCACATCCCTTAAATTATAAGGGGTTTAAAGGTTCAATTATTCAGAATGCATCTTCAGTCGAACACACAAAGCCCAACCTTCTTAAGAAGGGTAAGCTTCTCACGTCGAGGTTCAAGTTCGTTCATAAAACGTTCGGAAAACCTAGATGTATATGTATAGAACAACTGGAAATGCAATGGCTTCAGCAGGCGCTCCGTGGAGCGCTTTATGACCTGATTGAAACACATCCCCTTACTAAGGGATTTGTTTCGTTCACGGATCAATCCATCAATGGATTGTTAGCATTACGAGCAAGTGATCCCGTACCGAAATTAGACTACAGTAGTCTGCCTTCGTACGTATCCTCCTACATGCAGTTGGCAACAATTGACATGTCAGCTGCATCAGACAGGATAAGTAGAGATCTCGTAATTTCTTTGTTCATAGATTGTCCTCAGTTGCTTAAAGCACTGTTGACGCTATCGACAAGGATCATTGAATTACCCAAAGAAGTATCTCCAAATAGGAGATATCTTTTTGCGAAGAAATTCGCACCTATGGGTAGTGCATTATGCTTCCCAGTTATGGGTTTGATCCACTTTGCACTGGTAAAATCCATTATTTCTTCTGTCTCACCACAGCATATCAACGATATACCTGTTTGGGTCTATGGGGATGATATTATTGTACCCTGTAAATACGCAGACGCCGTTTTTTCACTTTTGCCCAAGTTCGGTATGAAATTGAACGAAAGCAAGAGTTTTGTTAAATCACGGTTTCGGGAATCATGTGGTGTAAATGCCTATAAAGGTATAGACATAACGCCTGTACGGTTTAAGTCGATCGTACACAACCCTCTATCCGTAAACGATGTCGTTACTGCACTTCAAAATGAAGCTGTATTCTTTAAAAAAGGATACAAAGCAACTGCGGCATTTATACGTTCTGAAATTACTGCGAGACCGGAACTGATGGCAAAGAAATTGCCAATAGTCGGTCCCGAATCCTTTATCCTCGGATGGATCAGAGAGGACCAGGATGCGTACGTAAACATGTGCCAATTAAGCATGTTTAGACGACGTTGGAAATCAGACTTGCAAAGGTATCATTACAAGGTCAGAGTTGTCGTCGATCTACTAGATGATAGCCCTCCTATTGATGATTGTGAATATTACTTGCGCAAGCAGGTGATGCACACTCCTTTTGCACGGAAGATAGATGGGTCTCCACTTAGATTAAGTATACAGTGGAGGTGGCTCCCAGACTCAGCCTTTTGTAGAACTTAGTTTAAAGGCAAGCTAATGGGAGTACCAGGGCGAG